CTCACAACCAATTCATTCTCTAAAGGATTATCGAACTCTGCGTCGTCATTGTTTTTAGTATTGCAGTTGCTCGAATTATTATTGTTATTATAGAATAACTACAATAATTACATTATGTTTGATACTTTCATTGCACGATAGTACATATTGGCTTTGGCATTAATTGCACCAACACCTTGTGTTGTACCTTCAGCAAATGGATTAGCAACTAAACCGTAACGAGTTTTGAAGCCAATTTTTGGTTGGAATGTGCTTGTATCAACAGCACGAACCATTTGTAGAGGAACATAAGGACAATAGAAAAGACCAGCATCATAAGCATTGCTACCTTTGAATCCAACAACAGCGAATTCATCAGAAGAATTTGCGATGAAATATGGATCAATATAAACTTTGATGCGACCAAACATTGTTCCAGCAAATGTATTACCTGTATCATCAACAGTAAGATTTACTTGATCTTTTAGTGCTGAATTGTAATCAAGCAATCCTGCCATTGCAAATGCAGATGCTACGTCAGATGAGCAAATTACAACATTACCTTTGCCACGACGAGTTTGTTTTGCAATAGTATTTGCTTCACGTTCAATTTGGAAAGCAAGACCTTTAATCTTTTCAACCATCCAACGACCATTAGAATCGGTATCAAGATCAAAAGTACCAGCTGTAGTTGTACCATATTGGCAACCAACTTTAGAAGAATAATAAATTGTACGTAGAACTTCACGATTAATCTCAGCTAGAATTTCGGCTGAAAGAATGTTTGCAAGTTCTGTTTCTGCATCAAGACCGTGAACTGCTTTCAAATCTTGTGCAAGTTCAATTGAATATTCAGCTTTCAATGCACGTGATTTTGCTGTAACAGAAACTTTCTCAATTGAGAAGCCCATTTCATTGGGTGTCAAACCTTCTGCTGTAGCTGTTGCCATTCCTGAACCAGTTGTCATTGTAGAAGCAAAAACGTTTTGACTACCGAGTGCAGTGTTTGAAGCAAGACCAATAGCAGTTTGTGAACCAGCACCTGAGTGAGCAGTATTTACTTCATTGTAGAATGTTTCTACTCCACCGGCAGCAACGTTATTTGTTGTACCATAGGTTGAACGCATTGCGAAAATAAGTCCTGTAGGACCAGTCATTGGCTGAACGCCGCAAATATCATATGCAATCAAGTTTGGCAATGAACGGCGAACCAAACTAATAAGAATTGGATCAAAACCGGCAACTGGACCAACTGCTGCTGCTCCACTACCAAAACCACCTGTACCAGCGGAGTTTGTTGGTGCAGCTTCTTGAAGCATTGCACCAGATTTAATCATTTCTTGTGCTTGATTTTCGAGAACTACTGCTGTAACTGCTTTACGATATGGATCTTTAATGGGTTTAAGTGCATCATGCTCAAGCACTGATTCCCATTTGGTTTGTAGTTGTTCTGATAAGTACATTTATAAATCTCCTTTTTTTATATTATATTTTTGATTTACTAATTGCTTGAGATACGGCAGCAACAAAATGATCAGTAATAACTGGTTTGTCGCTACTATCTTCTACCTTCTCATGAAGTTGTTCCACTTCGGCTTTTTTAACTCCTGATGGAAAATAGTTTTCACGGATTGCTTCAAGTTTTTGTTTATATTCTTCCTCTGTGGAAAATTCAACACTCTCTGCGAGTGATTTAATTTTTTCAACTTGAGTATCGGTCAAACCATTAGTAACTTCATGGGTAATTTGTTGTTTATATGATTCTGTTAAATGTTTACTTAACTGAATATTACGATCAATTTCTTCGTTAAGTTTTGTTTCGACTTCATCCAATTTCTGAGAAAGTTCTTCAACAACATTTACTTTTTCTGCTGGAACATCAATATAATGTTCTGCAAAAAGATTTCTTAAACCAGAAATAAATTCTTCTGTTAATTCTGAACGTAGACCTGTTTCAATAGCAATTTCATTTTGTTCCATCCATTGCTCAACAACATATGAAAGGTAATCATTTACTTTTTCTTCTAAATCAGATTTGATTGAATCAACAGCTTCTTCGAGCATTGAAGCATATTTTGATTCGGTATCTTCTTCAATTTGTTTAACACGATCTAGAACACGTGCTTCAAAAATTGCTGTTGCTTTTTGTTTGAATTCTTCTGAAATTGTTTTATCGTCAGCGAAAAGAGCATCAATATCTTCAGTAACATCGATAGATTCATCTTGATTTTCTTCAGATACAATTTCTTCTTCTGAATTAACTTCAGATTCTTCTTTTTTCAATTTTAATTGTGTATCTGGTGATGCATCAGATGGTTTTGTCTTTGGTGCCTCTGCGGTTTTTGCTGATTTAGTGGCATCAATCTTTTCAGAATCATCTAATGGTTTTGCATCTTTATTATTAGGACCACCAATATCTACATATTCTGATCCAGGTAATTTTTCCATGGGCATCGCATTTTTACCTTTACTACCGGCTAAAATTTCTGCTGCTGCCTCAAAAAAGTTTATTTGTTGCCATTTAAAATCTCCTTTGTTTATTTATTTATAATAATTAAATTTTAGAAATGAAATTTTTGAACAAGTTTATTGCAACTTCTTCAATTTGTTTTTTTTGAAGCCTTTTTAATTTGTTTTTTAGAATTATCAATATCAATTTCCATATATTTACCTTCAACTAATATCCATTCTTTATTTTCCATTAAACCATTAACAAATGCACCTGGTGCAGAAGGATCTGCAACAATATCAGCAGCGGTAGCTAATCTAAAATCATCTTGAACAACATTAATACCTTCATCATTAGGTACCAATGAACCCATACCTCTTGATGAAACACCTAAGCTAACTCCAGAATCTATAAAATTTTTAACTATATTACCATAAGGTGTATCTAATATTAATGCTTTACCCATAAAAACATTACCTTCACGATATAATGATACAATCTTATGTGATACTCTCTCAAGATTTAGCGTAGGTGTATCTGGATGACCTAATTCACCTAATGCACGATTAGTTTTAATATATTCTTCATTATAGCGATTAACCTCACGATCTAATGTATCTACTTTATACATTCTACGATTTTTATTAGGTTCTTCTGCTACAAGAAATCTACCTTCAATATATAAAGATTTTTTACCTTTCTCGTTAGATTCTGTAATATAATTTACATCTTCTATGGTTTCTCTAATTAATTTCATATACTATTTACATCCGTTGTAAAGGTTGATGTTTTTGAAACTTCTAATACAGCAGAACCGCCTGTTGCAATTGTAACAACAATATTTCCTGTTGCACCATTTGCTAAAGAATATCCATAATCAGATAGTCTCATATCACCACTATTATATAATGTCAACATTGTATTTGGTGTAGTTCCTCTTCCTACTGAAACTGTACCACCAGTAGACCATGTAATTCTTTTTAATGATGCATCTGTTACAGTTTCATTTGTTGTAGCAAGATTTGCTAATGTTATTGTATAAGTGCCAGCAGCTTCAGCCCTTATTATACTTGTACCTTTTTTTGAATTGATAATTTCGTATGACATTTTATTTTATTCCCATTGATTTTCTTCTGATTAAAGATTGTTTTCTTTTAAAAAGAGTTCTTTTAAGTTTTGCTTTACCTTTTGTTTTCCAATATCTTTTTAATTTTCTCGTTTTTTGTAATCTTTGAATAGCAGATATTCTTTTTACAGTATTTCCTGAAATTCTATATCCCTTAACTGCTGATTTTTTTACATTTCGTTGTACAATTATTCTACCTTTTTTATTTCTGCGAATTCTACGCCTAATCTTCATAATTCTACCCATTTTTACCCTATTGGTAGAACGTGCTGCTTCATCTAAATCTTCTTCAAAAACTACTTCAGGCACTAATCTTCTACATTCCTCTAATCTTTTTGCTGCGATTTGATTCAACTTTTCATATACAAGTTCTTTTGCTTCAATCAATCTATTTGTAGCAATAAGATCAATTAATTTCATTTTGCATGTTTGAAAGCAAAATCGGCAGCTTTCATCAAATGAGAAGGAGATTTATGTACCATATCTGCTAACTTTTTCTTATTCTCATCATTTACTGCATTATGTAGTTGTGTAATTGCTGATGCTGTATAATGATCAACTTTTCTTGTTTCACCTGTAGCAAATTTAACAGACTGAGAAGATTTACCGTCAACAATTTTATGTAATGTATCCATAACTGATTCTGCTTGAATCATACCTGCTTCACTATCAACAAAAGGTACTGCAAAATCTTTGTTTAATTTATCATTGTGATAAATTGCAACTTTCATATTACTAGGGTAGGAACGAATTG